ATCAGGCAAAGTGGTATAATATTCAATTTCTTATACATCAGAAGAAATGGCGCCAGGCAGGTTATGAGTGTGGCCGATATCATCGGGTTGCCGATCGTGCCTATCACCATCGGCTGGGGCCGGTTAAAGTTGTATAATGTATCGCGTCCTACCGCGAATTGAACAATCATGAATGCACAGATCAGGAAGAACGCCGACTGGACCGCCTTATGGATTATCTCGAAGTCTTCGACCTCACGGCATGCCAGGTAAAAGTATGCTGATATTACCGTCGGTATCGTCATCATAAAAGACCAATAGGGAGCCACAGAGAAGAACGAGCCGACGAAGGCATATAGGACGAGCAGTTTTATCGGTAAGGGCGCGGTCGTATTGAGATAATAAAAGGCAAAGAAGCCGGCGAGCGCCACGCTCCACAACCATAAAAGGTTATTCACTTCGCATGTCACGTTGATATTCCACGGTGGTGTCATTATAAAAATTGAAACTATAAGAGCTACGCCATATGCTAGTATCTTCTTCAAGACTTTATTTCCTTATCAAAAAACGGATGAATCGGCTTCCCGGAGTTATACGGGCAATTAGGATAGTCATATTTAGTTTTCCATCTTAATCCGCAAATGCCGCTTGTCAGTTTATGCCCTAACCTTTTATCGTATATCATGCAGGTCGGAGTTTTGTCCTTTGTATAAAACAGATATTCACACCAGTGATATGGCCCATCTCCGGCAAGGCAACACGCTCCGCAACGCTTGCATTTATCTCGCGCCATATTTCTGTTTAATTTCATCAATGTCAGCTTGAGCCAACCACCCACCGCCGACACGAGCCATGTCAAATTTTTCTTCAATGGTAAACATCCTCCACGGTACATCCGCGATCCATCGATATGTCCCACCCCGGCCATCCGCCTTTATCGGGACTCTGTATCCTCTGAAATCTTCGTAGTATAGTATTGTGCCTTTTGTCGGGAAGGAAGATGTGATGGTGAGAATAGTCGTTTGTTTTGGGCTATAATATTTATAAATATTGGTGTAGATATGGATGATAAGCAAGATGAGGCATATTGAGATAATAGTGAAGGCTATGTTGTAAAACCAATCCTGCAAACGCTCGAATAGGTGTTTACGTTGCTTATACATTCTCATCCTTAAATGATGCGGGCTTAGTTATTCTCCAAACCCGCGAAAGAGATACTGCTTACTGCGTGATTGCACAACCTACTTGACCAACTATGATCCACCCTGTCGTATTATCCACATACAACAGTGTTACCTGGTCGCCTACTGCATCAAACACAATGTCATCCCATCCGGTTTTGTAAAGAAGCGCCGCCGTTGCCGCGCTCAAACCGTCATCGGTAAGAGTGGTGACACAACCGCCTCCATTATTGGAAGTCATGATTAGTGTAACCATCTGCCCCGCCACACCGTTAGCGATAGAGATTGACTTCGTACTTCCGGATTGAAGCTGTATGACTGCGTAAGCAAGTGCCGCACTCGTTAGGTTTGATTCTGTCGAAACGTTCGTCGTAACACCTGTCTTGTTCCCGACAATGTTTACCTGCGATAAAAACGCGTGATTCAATTTCTGAGCGATATCCCCTTCCAGAAAATTGATTGGCGCGTCCGCAAAAGCGATGCCGAAGGACAGGAACAGGATGAGCAATACTAAAACTATGCTTCTGAATTTCATCTCATCTCCTTTTAGGTATTAGGAGACGACGGATTGCCGCCTCCTTTACCTATGTTCTTTATAATCCTCTGTCCATCAACTTATCGGAGTCAAGACAGATAAAACCTTCCACCGCGCCTGCGTCCATCGCCGCGCTTAACTGGAAGTTCAGCCTCAAGAACCGTAACGCACCTGCGGGTATTACCGAGTCCAACAGGACTACGCCCGGAGCGCCTGCCGCTGTTGCCGCGCCTGCCGCGATGGTGATCGTCGGGCCGGTAGCTATGGTCGTCGGAGCCGCGAACGTATTCTCCGCGCAAGTCTGAAGACTGGTGATTATCGTGCCTCCGCCGGCATCGGTGTACTGGGTGAATATCCTCGCAACTACTCTTGCGCCGGGAGTTAAAGCATCCCCTGCGGCAAGAGCGTCAACGTGATCCGTTGACGCGTTGGCTCCGTTGCCGACTACGGTCTGGCCCGAAGCACCTGTAAATAACAACTCAGCATCTGTATACATTCTATTTCTCCTTTTCTTTAACTGCGTTTAACCGTGTTTAGGCTATGGCCGTTTCCGTACTGACGATCTCGTCAACACGCCTTACGGGTATACCCATGAACCCGAGAGTGGGCCTCATGATACCGCCCGCGCCCTGCAGGTTCTCCAGGGTGATCCATGAGTTCGATCGGCTCATGTACTTCACGCGAAGCATCGCCCTGACGACCTGGTTACAATAGAACACCAGCCTCGCCGAACCCGCCGTCGGGATTATATCGATAGCCATCGACATCATCTTTATGATGTTGGCCGATGTGTCCGCTACATCTCCGGCTGTCAGAAGCGCTGTTGTGTTGATGTTACAGATGCGGACTACATATCTCCAGTCCGCTACCACCAGCCCTACCTTATGCTGGTAATGCGTCCTGTATGCCTGATATGGGTTGCCGGTTGCGTCAAGAGCTGTCACTTCGCCCAAATCCTGCTGCTCGAGTCCCGCCTTTGAACCCTTCGGATAAATGCCGAATACCTTATCCGGCGCCCACCCGACAAGCCATATCGACGTAAGAGCCGCTGCCCCTGCCGCGTTTATGATATTGCCGGAAGTCGCTGAACCCGCGAGTGTGTAATATCTCGGGGCCAGTCCTACAAATCTCTCAGGGTTGATATCCGTATCGCCGTAGATGAGTGTCGTGGCTAACGACTGGCTCATACCTTCGATGATGCCTTTATCTTCCTGCATCCTGAAACCCTGGGTGTTGCCGTTTAAAAGCGCCAGATCCTTGTCTATGTCGGAATAATTCTCCATCATTCCGCAGGTTGTGGTGATCTGGTTCGTTTGTGTCTTTACACGCACGACGCCTTGATTCAAAAGCCTCCATGTCGGCGTAGGCACCGATGCCCGCAAGGTCGACTTATGGCCTGTTGGCAGGTTACCTTCGACGAAGGGTATATCTTCGAGGATTTCGTGGGAAGCATTCATTACCTCAGCGATCGCCGCGGCCTTCCCGTCCGGATCAATACGCCTCGCCACATCGAGTAGCGATAAATTTGCAAAACCTAAGACTGCCATGTTTAGCCTCCGTTATTTTTTAGCTGCACTTGGGAATAATATTTCTCCGGCTGTCTTACCACTTGCCGGCGCCGATTTCCCTTCCGGCGGTTTGTCCTCACTAATTGCCTTACCGATCGTGATAAACAACTTGACCATGTCCTTGTCGTTAGATAGTCCGGACTGGTTCAGCTTATCAATGAGTTCAGGCGATGCGAACCTATCCCTGGCCTTAGCCGCGAATGACAATTCCTGTTTGTAGTTCGCGCCTAGTTCCTTGATAGTTTCAGCCTTCATATCCTCTACGAACTTCGTGAAGGTTAAAGCCTGTGCCTCAATATTAGCCTTTACAATACCGGAATACATATCGACCAACTTCTGCGCCTTCTCCTGGGAGAGATTGAGTTCCTTAGCGAGCGGAGTGAATTTCTCGACCAATGCCTGGTCTAACGTAAAACCTTCCGGTGCCTTAAACTCATACTTCTCAGGTGAACCCTTTGCCGCTTCTGCTGCTTTATTCGCTTCAATGAGCGCCGCTTTTTTGGTTTTGTCGGCCTCATCTAAGTCCTCGTCCTTAGCCTCTAAAAGACGCTTATTCTCGGCGTCTGTAGTAGCCTTCGCTTCTTTTGCCGCATCGTCCATCAAACTGCCCGGCGCTGCGTCACCCTTTGCGGCGGCTGCGTCTGCTGTCGCTTTATCGGCTGTGGCTTTCGCGGCTGTGTCACCGGCTCCTGCACCGGCGGCGGCTGCGTCACTTGCCGTATCAAACATCGCCATTGACAGAAATTCATTGACAATGCTCAACTGCCTATAAAACAAATGCGCTCTTGCTTCCCCTGTTTTCTTAAGGTTTAGCATTTTGCTCCTCCTCTTTTTTATCCAGAGCTTCTTTGGATTTTTGCTCTGATATGAACTCGCGCTGAATCTGCCCGAAGGCATTGACATCAGCGTCGTTAATATCGGCCAGCAGTCTTTTGCCTACGCTCTGCTGTCCGCATGTATAGGACATATTCATCGCATTCTGCGAGAATGGATCCCTAAATATTCCTGTGTCAGTCCACAAGTTCCACACGAACCTGCGGAATTCCGGGTAGTGCAATAACTTTTGAAGGTCGGCGATGTTCCGGGCCTGGATATATTTGGCCTCTTTGTCTATCTTGGCCTGCTTTAATTTTTGGTCTGTGTTATAGTCGGCCATTATTGCTTTCCTGTTATCCCTGCTAGTGCTACATCAAGCGCGCTCCCCTGCCCCATTGGTGTAGTGCCGGCATCCTTGACAGCGCCTGCCGCATCCTTCGCGCCGGCGGCCATCTGGCTCATAGCATTGGCCTGGTCTATCTTCGCCTGCGCTTCTGCTCTTGCCTTGCGCTTGGCGGCCACAATAGTTGGGTCATTCATCAGTTTCGCAGGAACGCCTATCGAATCGGCATATACAAGTACTGTCGCGTCAAGGTCTATATTGTCCAGAACGCTTGGGTCAGCTTTCGCCAGGCCGCCGATAAAATTGACCGTCTGCTCTATCGCGGTTATGCCTATCATCTTCTGCGCCTGGGCAAATACTGAAATATATGTCACCTTCATCGGCATACCGCCAATGAGTTGCGATAGTTCTGGGTCAAGTTCCGGCAATAGTCCGTTGCGTTCCATAATATTGAATAGCCGGTCTATCAGCGGCTTGTTCTGGTCGTTGTTGAGCTTGGCTATAATGGGTGAGAGCATGTTGAGTTTCTCTGATTGCCTTTCAGCTATCTCTGTCGCCGTTACGCCGCCCCGGTCGAACTCAATCATCATCTTGAAAAGGTCGCGGAAAAACGCGTCATCGAGCGCTTTCTTGACCTCGAGTATGTCCTCACGGATAGCGTTAATATCGGGATTTACTTGATAGGCTGGCTTAAGTCCGGCATTCGGCAACATGGCTGAAAATCTTGTCACTCCGCCAGGCAGGGTATTCACCGCGCCTTGTACCGAAGCGTCGGCTTGAAGTGGGGGATTTACCACCTTATCCAAGGCCATGAGCTTCTGGATCTGCATGGTCTGCAACATCTTGTCATCGCCAAGTACGTCCCATCCCGGGGATCTGCCATATATATCCGCGCTTGTAGTCGTGGCCCATCGCGGCGCAAGTCCTGGGAATTCCTCAAATCCGCGAACAGCCAGGTATGTGTCTTGCGCGGATCCTTCTTCCCAATACAATGAACGATACGCCATGTTCTTGAAGTCTTTATATGCCTCAATTCGGTTATCGTTAGGCTCTATCAAATAGCAGACCTTTATCCACATCTCGGTGTTATTTTCGTTATAGGCCATCCTTACTGTGGGAGAGCAATTCTCTAGGCCAAATTCCTTCACAAGCGCCCCTACGGTCATGTAAAAGGGCCGGGCGAAGGTATCTACCCTATTATCCGGTCCGACCCCCAGGAAGTACTCACCTATCGTGAAATTGCGGAAGCGTACAACGTCTTTATAATCTTCGAGCATGAACATCGCGGCTGTGCCGAAAGTGGATATTTCCTCATATCCGGTATGTAGCGCTTCATAGGCATTTGAATCAGCCAGGACCGCGTGCATACGGAGAGCGCATTCATCAAGGTATTCCTTGACAGGCTTATACTTTTCGAGGTCTTTATCCGGTAGACCTAGCTTGAACCACGGCCGGCTTGGGCTTGTTAGACCTGATATCATGCCGCTTGCCAGGTCCCTTATGCATCGGCGCGCATGGGAGTCTATGACCGTTTTGTGGTCTATCTCGAGGCCACTATTTGGGACTGTGGTGAAGAAACTTCCCCTAGTCGGGTTAAGGTATAGCGACAAGTCCTTCCAGGCCGGATAGTACTTCTGCCCTTCCGTCTTTAAGAAATTTAACCGCTTCTCGAACGGCTCACGTTTCGGGCCGGTCTTAACAGCCTTACTTAATACCTCATTAGCTATCGGCATACTTAAACCTCTATCTTTTTTATATGTGATTTCTTAAACCAACCACTCCTCGGGCCATCATCATATCCATGAAGTTTGGCGTGTTCAGGTTGTGACATAATAGTTAAATTCTCGATCCGATTATCTGTCTTTATTCCATTGAGATGATGAACGACCTCATCCTCATTCAACTTTCTACCGAACTTTGTTTCTATAATAATTCTGTGTTCTAAGGCATAGGAACTTTTTTCATGTTTCTGTTGAGTAGGAATAAGGACATGAACATATCCTAATGCCTCAAATTTCCCACCACGATAATTTGGATTATTTTCTTTCTTGACAGAGCAACTTACAGAACAAAATAACCCATCGCCGCGCTTTATTTCATGGCAGGAAGCAAAGAACCTCATCCCACACATAAGGCAGTTTTTAATCTCCCCGAGAATTTTAGTTTTTCTTCCTGCTCGCTTACCACCTTTTTGTGTAGAACGAAAACATGGTCTGCCTTGCTCATCATAAGAGATTAAATTTATATTCATTTATTCCCCTAATTTCTTTTTTGCCCCAGTCGCTACGGGTGAAATTAAATCGGGGCCTTGTCCTGTTACTCCTCCAGGACCTGTCTTCATGGTCGACAGCAGTCCAAACCTCATGGCCGCTACTTTTGCCCTCTTTGCCTCAGCTGTCTGCGCCGCTACTTCAGACGGCACTGGCACAGGCATTGGCGATGGCGCTGGAGCTGGTGGTGGCGGTGCTGACGTGTCCGGCTTCTTTGGTGAACCCATTTGTCCTCCTTAGTATTTTCTCCCTACCATAGAGAGACATTCTTTTCCCGTATTTGCCGCGTGTCCAATATGTGAACTCGGCCCACGGGAAGTTATCCCTTCCTTGATTTATAAAATCCTTGAGTATCGCGTTAAACTTATTGCGCGTCCGTAAAGACTTATGAACCCAGACATCGTGGATCCACACATATATGCCTTTCTCCTGTTCGGCGCCGGTTTCATTGACGAGTCTAAGTTCAGCATATGCGATTACTTTTCCGTCCTGGTCTTCCTTGGTGAATACCATTATTTCTTTTTCTTTTTCTTCTTCTTTGTCTTCTGTCGATCTGCTTCCTTAGCCCACCGCTTGGCTATATCTGGGTGTTGCGACCACATGAATTTGCGTTGCTTCTCACTTTTGAACGGCATATGGGCTCTTTAATGGGTTATAACTCATACCAGCATTGGCGAATTCGAGATTGCTTACAGATATTCCGGCATTGGCATATTCCATGCGTTGTATATCTAATTTATTCTTTGGATAACTAAATACGGGAGTGTAGGCCAAAGCGTCTATAAGGTCATCATGTAAGCCTTTAGGGAACATCAAAAGTTCTGATTCCATCTCTGTGAGCCATGATGCGTGTTCCGGCAGCCACACCGTCTTTGTCTTGAATCGCGGCTGCAGGCCCTTTATGCGCATTTCTTTCTGTTTCTCGGCCTCAAGTTCAACTATGGTGAAGAAAGTATCGCGCAATGGCATCTCCTTTGCGATGAAATGTATCAAGGCTCTCTGATATGCCACCTTTTCTATGCCTACTGCCTGGGGTTTCCATTGTTTAACGAGGCGAAAGATATGGTCTATTGTCTGCGATGGGTCGAACCGGCCATATACGCAATCGAGAATGAACCAATGGTTTTCGCTGTTGATACCAACAACGGGGATCGCAGTATAGTCGGCTGTGTGCTTTTCGCTTATAGCTAAGTCAACAGGAATGAAGATATTGCATTTCCTTGCCAGTTCGGATATGAGTTCGGGTGAGTAATACCGGAAGTCCTCTCTGCGAAATGTTCGGGTTTCATCGCTTATGGCTTCGCACATCTTCTCTCTGAACCAGATATCGAGCTTGCCGAGGATGCGGAAATCTTCTTTTGACTGCTCAATGCTTTGGATGGTATACTTCGAAGGCCATGAGCTGGCTCCATTAACCATTATTGGTATTTTACTTGTGTCGAAGTTAAGTTCCTTAGCGTTAGTAAATACCCTCTCTATAATGGATCGTTCACCTAAGTTATTACCGATTAAGAATAGCCGGGTGTTCTGCCCTAAGAACATGACATCGGATAAAAACCAGTTCCAATCATTCTCTGTAACTGTTTCTGACTGCGCGTCCTCTATGTCCTGGGGGTCATCTATGATAACGACTTTGGGGCGCCGGTCTATATTGGCCAGTCCGCGGATAGAAGCACCCTTGCCATATGCCTCAATACGGACGCATATCGTTTCACCGTAAACATCTTTAACATCAATGGCGAATACGCCGGAGGATTCCTCATGTATCATTATCTTGTTTGCCGAGAGTATTGGGTTGGAGTTATATTCGCGCTCTATTTCACGGAGTTTAGCGCCGGCGAGTGTTGCGTTATTTTTAATGAGCACGATATAATCACGGTCTTTGGAGGGAAAGGTTAACGCGTAAAGCAGAAATGCCCGAAGGACTATCTGTGTCTTGCCCGATTCGCGGTATCCTTCAATGGCGGTATTGTGCCTGCCGTTCAAGAGTGCCTCACTCCAGTTGTAGTGATATTCCGGCGGCAACACTTCTGATGGCTCTGTCGACAATAATAGACATCGAAAGGCGACAAGGTTCATCATCGCTTTCGATTTAAGTGTTAATAACTCTGCCGGATTGATCGACTTTGTCGGATTTTGCAATTGCCCCCATCCAAATTTGAGTATAGAGATTGACTTCCATTGAAGGTTCTTTACCGTCTATGCGATTAAGTATCTCTTTTATGGCTTCGTTCTCTCCCTGAGTAGCGTTTAAGATAAGACGTAAAGCGATAACATCGGCAATTTTGCCTTTCACCATCTGCTTTGTATCTGGATCTTCGTAGGTTATTTTCTTGGTAAGAAATTTCTTTAATGGTGTAACTATGGATGGCCCGCGCTTAACCCTATGCTTAGGTTGATTTTCGGTTGAGAATCTATGTTCTACTGGCGGCTGGCAATTTGGCATCTCCCGAATTTCTCCCGTTATTTACCAATAAAAAAGGCAACCTGCTGTGCACAGATTGCCTTTGTATTTTATTGGTTATCCGAAAGGAGCGACCTTCCGGTTTAAATTCTTTTGGCTAGGTTTCGAATTATTTAAAGCGCCTTAACCTAGCAAGCTCACTTTAAGGTTGAAGTCATTAGCTTCCTCCCTCAGTTATAAGTATATCATGCTAAAAATAGGTACTCATAAACTTTTTTTGCCTCGCCCGACGATATCTCGCCCTTTTTGTACCCCTTGACAGTATGCCTACATAGGCTCTCTCTTAAGAGCATGTATCCACGTTCTAGACCGTCAGCTTTCTCTGCACGACTGCGCCGTTTTCGCTTGCCCATGATTATTTTATGGGGCTTTCCGGGATATCTATACCCGCTCCGGTACGCATAAGATAGACTTCGTTG